CAAGGGAATGTTTCAAAAACGGATATTGTAGGTACTCCATTGGATCAAATTACAAGAGGAGTTAAAGGTATTGCTGATTTTTATGGAAAATATTCTCCTATAAATCTAGCCAAAAAGGGAGTAACTTATACTTTTGATAAATACAATGCTTTTGTGAATGCAAGAGAAGCTAGAAATCAAGTAACTAAAGATGTATTTAATAGACAAATGGAAAAACAATTAGCAGATGATTTAGCTAGGCAGGACGCAATGGATATAGCACAAGAAGAGATAGATAGAATGGGTTATAAAGATTATGGCCAAGGTGCAGCAACTGGAGGAGGTGGATATAATGATGGAGATGGTGGGAGTTATTCTGGAGATAGTACACAAGATTATGGTGGTGGTGAAAAAGATGGTGGTTTTATTGATGGTGCTAATAGAAGAAAAGATTTTGCAGAAGGCGGGATGACAGAGAGTTCTGGAATTTATGGATTACTAAGACGAGGTATTAAAAATATAGAAGAAGGTGGACTTGATTCTTTATTTGGTGAAAGAGATAATTTTTCAGGTGGAGGTGGTGCAGGTTACCCTCCTCTTCAAGAAGGAGACAGGAATGCTATTCCTAAAGGTTCAAAATTTCGACCACCTATTTATTATAACCCAGAGACTGGAACTGATATAGGAATTGCTCCTTATCGAGTAGTAATTGACCCAAAACAAGAACAGTCTAAAAGGTATATTGGAACTCAAGAACAGCCTAAAAGACCTATTAAAATTAAAGATGTTGTACCTGAAACAGGATTGGGATTTGAAATTAATAAAGGAAAATTTACAGGGGGTGTTCAAGCTCCTTTTACAAAAAGTGGTTTAGGAAGTGCAAACTATGGAATTAAATACTCTAACAATCCCTCTTCTTCAATTAGTGCAGACTATGGTAAGGACGATGGACTTCAGTTTAGATACAGAAAACAATTTAAAAATGGTGGACTTGCAACTATGTTTAAATTAAAGTAGAAGAATATAATTATGGCAGAAATAGACGAATCATTACCCAACCAACCTATAAGCGATCAAGAGTTTACAGAAACAGAAGTAACAGAAGTTGAAACTCCTAATGAAGATATTATAGAATCTTCAGAAGAAGTGGAAGTTATTCCTACTGAAGATGGTGGTGCAGAAGTTTCTTTTGATCCTAAAGCACAAGAAGGACTAGAAACTGAAAATCATTTTGATAACTTAGCAGAAGTTATTGACGAACAAGAACTTGGTTCTTTAGCAAGTAATCTTTATGACAAATATACAGAGTACAAAGAATCTAGAGCAGACTGGGTAGAGACTTATAGAAACGGATTAAATTTATTAGGTTTTAAATATGAACCTAGAACACAACCTTTTAGAGGAGCAGCGGCAGTTACTCACCCTGTTCTTGCAGAAGCAGTTACACAATTTCAAGCACAAGCTTATAAAGAATTATTACCGGCCGACGGTCCGGTACGCGCGCAGATTTTAGGAGCGATCACTCCTGAGAAACAAGACCAAGCGAACCGAGTAAAAGATTTTATGAATTATCAAATCATGGATCAGATGAAGGAATACGAACCTGAGTTTGACCAGATGTTGTTCTATTTACCCCTCAGCGGTTCTACTTTTAAGAAAGTCTATTATGATGATCTATTAGGTAGAGCCGTTTCCAAATTTATTCCAGCGGATGATTTAATTGTTCCTTACTCCGCAACCTCTTTAGATGACGCGGAAGCTATCGTTCATGTTATTTCTATGTCAGAAAATGATTTACGAAAACAACAAGTAGGTGGTTTTTATTCAGATGTAGAATTAGGAAGTCCTCCGGTTACTGAAAATCAATTAGAAGATAAGAAACTAGAGTTAGAAGGAATTTCTAAAAATTCCGAAGAAGACCAATATACTATTTTAGAAATGCATGTAGACTTAGATCTACCTGGTTTTGAAGATGTTGATGAGAGTGGTGAGCCTACAGGAATTAAGTTACCTTACGTAGTGACGATTGCAGAATCAGATACTAAAATTTTATCTATTAGAAGAAATTTTGCAGAAGGAGATGTAAGAAAAAAAAGAGTTAATTATTTTGTACAGTTTAAATTTTTACCAGGTTTAGGTTTTTATGGTTTCGGTTTAATCCACATGATCGGTGGACTGTCTAGAACAGCGACCGCAGCTCTGAGACAGTTATTGGACGCAGGAACGCTCGCCAATCTGCCAGCTGGATTTAAAACTAGAGGCGTTCGAATGAGAGATGATGCTCAACCCATACAACCAGGAGAATTTAGAGATGTGGATGTACCAGGTGGAGATATTCAATCTCAATTTATGCAACTTCCTTTCAAAGGACCAGATGGAACGTTATTACAATTAATGAATATTTGTGTGAGTGGCGCTCAACGATTCGCTTCTATCGCAGACTCCCAAGTAGGAGATATGAACCAAGCCGCGGCCGTCGGTACGACGGTAGCATTATTGGAGCGTGGATCGCGGGTGATGTCTGCTATTCATAAAAGATTATACGTAGGTTTAAAACAAGAATTAAAATTATTAGCAGCAGTATTTGCAAGTTACCTACCGCCTGAATATCCTTACGATGTTCCAGGAGCTACTAGACAAATTAAGGTACAAGATTTTAGTGCGGAGGTAGATATTTTACCAGTATCCGATCCTAACATCTTTTCTCAAACACAAAGAATTGGAATGGCTCAAACACAATTACAATTGGCTCAATCCAATCCACAACTTCATGATTTATACCAAGCCTATAGATCTATGTATGAAGCTATTGGTGTTAAAAATGTAAATGCTATTTTACCTCCACCAGCAAAACCTCAGCCTTTAGACCCCGTACTAGAAGAAATTGCTGCAATGGGTATGAAGCCTATTCAGGCATTTCCAGGTCAAGATCACAAAGCCCACATTGATTCTCATTTAAGTTTTATGCAATCTAATACAGTACAAAATAATCCTCCGATTATGGGTGCTTTACAAAAAAATATATTAGAGAGAATTAGTTTAATGGCTCAAGAACAAATTCAAATAGAGTTCCAAGAAGAATTAATGCAAGCACAACAGATACAACAAATGTTGCAACAACAACCACAAAATCCTCAAATGATACAACAAGCGCAACAGATAACTTCTACCATCAATGCAAGAAAAGCAATATTGATTGCCGAGATGATGAAAGATTATATGACAGAAGAACAAAAAGTTATCTCTGAATTCGTAGGAGATCCTTTACTAAAATTAAAATCACGTGAATTAGACTTAAAAGCAAGACAAAACCAAGCAAGAAAAGAGTTTGATGAGGGTAGAATTAGCTTAGATACTATGAAAGCTATGATGAACCAACAAAATACAGAAGATAAGCTAGAACAAACCGAAGAATTGGCTGAACTAAGAGCAGAAACTTCACTGACTAAACAAGTTATGTCTAATGAAAGTAAAAGAAACGATTTTGGTAGAAATTTTAACAAAAATTAGGTATAATAAATTAAACAAGGAGAAAAATATGAGTAAAGATTGGCAAAGAGGTTCAGGATACGTAGATGCACCTAAAATTGAAAAAGAATTAGGTGTAGGTAAAGATGGTTACCAAACAGGTGGGGTTGATATTACAAAAGACGTACCAAACCCAACAGAATCTCAAATCGTTGAAGTTCGTGGAACGAAACGTATGAGAGCGGACAAAAAACCCGTCAAAGCTACTTGGTACTAACATGTGGTTAAGCCTGCTAGGAATGGCAGCGAAGACTGCAGGTTCGATTTACGAAAATAAACAAAAAACCAAGAAGGCTATGTCGGATGCTGCATTATTGCACGCAGAAAAGATGGCTAAAGGGGATATTGAGTATTCCGGTAAAGCATTAGAAACTCAAAAAGGAGATTGGAAAGACGAATTTGTTTTATTGGTGCTTTCAAGCCCTCTTTTTTTGTTAGGATATTCTGTCTTTGCAGAAGACGAAGATATAGGTAAAAAACTAGACTTGTATTTTGAAAAATTAGATGGTATGCCTTGGTGGATAACAGGACTTTGGATTTCTGTGGTTGCGGCCATTTATGGAATTAAAGCTACAGACATAATTAAAACAAACGGGAGTAAAAAATGAGACAAAACGGACAACGATCAAATGTAAGATTTCCATACGCGAAATCTGGTATGAAAAAACAAGGAGCTAATGCTAGACTTGATGAATCTTTAGGAATGAGAGACGGAAAAGAATCTACTAAAACTCAAAGTTACAAATCTAGAAGAGATGAATCTAGAGGATCTAAATAGTTATGGCTAAAAAAAAGAAAGATTCAGATTACTTTGATTCACCTCTAGATCATCCAGATGTAGATCGGATAAAAGAATTAAAGGATGAGGATAAAGGAATTAAATACTCTGATAAAGAAATTAGATTTAAAAATGAAACAGGACTAGATGGTCCTGAAATGTCTAAACAAAGAAAAAGAGCAAAAAAGTATGTAGACCTTGTTCAAGGAACGATGGCTAGAAAAAGAACTGCAAAAGAAGGTTCTTTTAAAAATGGTGGTAGAGTAGTAGGTATTGCTAAAAGAGGCTTTGGTAGAGCTTTAAAAAGAAAATAATATGTCTTGGAAAGAATTTTTTTGCTGGCCATTAGAAATGATCAGAACTATATTTACTAGAATAGTGAGAGCTATTAGATGTTTAGTTTGTATACTATTTGATGTAAAGCAATGTAAGTGCGGAGCAGTTAAACAAGAAAATTATACTTATAAAAAAAATGGCTAGACGAGGTCTATACGCGAACATACACGCGAAAAGAAAAAGAATCAAAGCAGGTTCAGGTGAAACAATGAGAAAACCTGGAACTAAAGGTGCACCTACTAAAAAAC